TTGGGGTAAACCAAACTTTGACCAACTCTTGGAATTCATGGAAGATACCTACAACAAAAGACTGACCTACATGGATCATTCGTATACTAAAAATATCATGTCACGAGAGAACATCTTAAAAGAATTCGGTGTCAATGTAGTTCGCGGCGAAGATGAGAAGACCCATTAAGATCGTTCCCGACATCACAGAGCCACGTTGAGCCACGAGGAAAGCGACGATGTCATCGATGATTTCAATGTTTGTTGGTTTTGTGGCGAAGCGGGGAACGGTGACACTTGTGATGATGTACAGAGACATTGCTATTATTACAGGTCTAAGCGTATCCTGATCAAACATTTATAGTAACTGTGATTTTAATTTATCGGAAACGTTGTGCTTTCGACAATAGTTTCCACATACAGCCTTGAATTTGCACCTCGACCCAGACATTGTCATCGCTGTGCAAATTGAATTCTTCACCTGAACCCTAGGTTCCTCGGGAACTGTATCGATAAACATAATCGTACGCTCACTCTTCTTTTTCGCATGCTGCTCGTATCGCTTCTTCATGACCCATGTCGCATTCGCCAAGTGTCGACACTTGTCGTCGGGTTCAACAAGACGATACATCTTGGTTGCATCACTGAGACACTTGTTCCACAGCTCGTCGTGAATAATCTCCATGGTTTTAGTTTCTTGAGATCACAAGAATAACGCTTCACTTAGGTATTTTTTTTCCTTGAATATTACAAAGTAGATGTTTTACCTTTATCTAGCTATTGCCGTCTTCTTGCTGTACACACTGGCCAAGAATAGACGTGTTGTGGCGAGTGCATCTTTGGATAAACTTATACGTCAGTCAGCACGATATGCGACAGCTTCGCAACAAGATGCTTCGCCGCTCATCGCGACACTTCATGCGAATTATGCTGCAGCGTATCTTTACGCAGCCAAGGACATCGCTTCAGACAGCCAGATCCACAACGCGACTGGTGTCGATGTCGTCAAGTTCAAAGAACATATCGTTAACATCCAAGACATGGTGACCAAGAAGACAGTCGAAAAATGCCCCGAATTTTCTGGTGAAGTCGATCTGTACCTTGCCACTATTGCTGGTGAAGCGTAATCTGACAGTCCTGCATCGTCTTCACATGGTCACCTTCATCGTTGCGAACATTCTCGAAGACGTCATAGAGGTTGTTGACATCGTCGTAGTAATTTGAAGCCACAGCTGGAGGCTTCTCGAGGGAGAGACTCGCTCCATTCTGTTTGAGGAATTCGTCATAGGTATGATAGGCGTGTTCCTCAACCTGCTCGGACAAATTATAGGCCATCCTCGGTGACACGACATACAATAGACAGGTCAGCCAGTAATATGCGAAGGCGGTGTGCTGTGCGAAAAAGCGATCGACGAAGCGTTCATCACCACCCAGATCTTCCATGATAAGGAGATGGTGGTACTCGTTCATGGTTTGTGCGAAGTGTGTCTCCAAGAAGTCAGCCTTCCGCCACACACCAAGAGTCTCGTATAGATGTAAAACGGACACAAACGAAAAGTATGGGACACGGGCGACCGTTTCAAGTACATAGAACCGAGCATAGTCACGGTCCTTGTAAACCCTATCGATAACCTTCACAGCTGATTTGACAACAGCTTTGTTGATACGCTTCTCATACTTGCGAGCAGTGTTCACGTGAGGCTTGACAGATGCGAGGGTGAGCATATTATACCTAATTACCAGATTTTTAAGTATGGTGAGAGTTAAAGGGCTGTTCTATAACAAGAATATGATTAGTGTTTATATACTTACAAATCCATCTTTCCCTGAAATTAAAATTGGATTTTCTGGTAACGTACAACAGCGTTTATGTATTTTGAATTCTTCGGTTCCTAATCGTTTTAATGTTCATTATTCAAGAGAGTTTTTGGACCGAGACGTTGCTCGAGAGGTGGAATCTGAACTACATGATAAATTTCGAGAATGCAGAGCCAGTAACGGTGAATTTTTTCGTGTCGACCCGGAGAGAGCCGCACTCGAATTGTATCACATCAGCAACGATGTTAGGTCTCAAAACAACCTAAGTTAAAAGTTAGTGTTGTAATAAGACTAAGAAAATATGGAGAGTGTTCAAAAACTCACCCATATCGAACACATTCTCAAGAGACCTGACTCCTATGTCGGTCCAGTTGAGTTAGGTACAGAACCCTACTGGATCCTCAATGGTTCTACCTTCACCAAGAAGAACCTCAAGTATTCCCCAGCCCTCTTGAAAATCTTTGATGAGATCTTGGTCAACGCCATCGACCGCAACTCCCTCCACCCCAAGCAGGTCAACTCCATATCCATCACCATCGATAAGGATGTGGGTTCAGTGACCATTGAAAACAATGGACCCCTTGGTGGTATTGGTGTCCGCATGCATGAGAAGGAAGGTCTCTGGAACCCCGAACTTGTCTTTGGTCACCTTCTCACGAGTACCAACTATGATGACTCCAAAAAGCGGATCGTCGGGGGTCGCAACGGCTACGGTGCCAAGTTGGCGAACATTTACTCCACCGAGTTTTCTATCGCTATCAAGGACCATGAGACGAAGCAGAGCTATACCCAATCATGGTCAAACAACATGACTATCTGTAACCCACCAAAAATCAAAAAACATTCGGGTGCCACGTCATCGGTCGCCATTACATTCACTCCCGAGTGGAAGAGGTTCGGGATGTCAAAGATGGACGATGCCATCTACAGCATTTTCCAGAAGAGGGTATGGGATGCGAACATCTGTACGACCCAAAACTGTAAAGTAAAGTTCAATGGTGATGTTCTCCCTAAACAAAACTTCGAGGCGTACGCCAAGATGCACGAAGGCGTCCAAGACGTCGCCTCTGTTTCTGGAGACCGCTGGTCGGTATGTGTTGGGCCATCGGAGAATGGTCTCGAGCAAGTCTCTTTCGTGAATGGTCTTTGTACCATGAAGGGTGGTACACACGTCGACCACGTCGCGAACCATATCGCCAATGGAATCATCGAGGATATGGCGAAGAAGATTAAGTTGAAGCCTCAACAGGTGAAGAATGCTTTTACCATCTTCGTCAAGGCAACTTTGGAAAATCCAACCTTCTCGAGTCAGGTGAAGTCTGAGTGTACCTCGAAGGCTGCCGACTTTGGTTCCAAGTTTGAACCCCCGAAGAACTTTGTCAAGAATGTTTTGAAGACGGGCATCGCCGATGAACTTACAGCACTCTCGAAGTTCAAGGAGATGAAGGAACTCAAGAAGACTGATGGAGCCAGGAAGTCTAAGATTACTGGTATCCCCAAGTTGGATGATGCGAACAAGGCTGGTACGGCACAATCTGGGAAGTGTACACTTATCGTCACAGAGGGTGACTCGGCGAAGACACTCGCTGTCGCCGGTTTATCCGTGGTGGGCCGAGACCATTACGGCGTCTTTCCACTTCGTGGCAAGTGTAAGAATGTGAGAGACTCTTCAGTGGCTCAATTGACCTCCAACCAAGAGTTCAACGATCTCAAGAAAATTTTGGGTCTCCAACAGGGGAAGGAGTACACGAGCGTATCTGAGCTTCGCTACGGTCGCCTTATGATCATGACTGATGCGGATAACGATGGTTCCCACATCAAGGGTCTCATCCTCAACATGATCCACTACTTCTGGCCCAGTCTTTTGAAACTGAACTTTGTTGTGTCGATGGTGACACCCATCATCAAGGCTACGAAGGGTTCCGAGTCCAAATCGTTCTACACTGACTCTGCATTCCGAACCTGGTATGGCAATGGTAAGGCTGGATGGCGAATCAAGTACTACAAGGGTTTGGGTACTTCTACCTCAGCCGAAGCTCGTGAGTACTTCAAGAAGATTCAAGACCTCACCGTCAAGTTTGATATGGATACGATGACTGATGACTCCATCGTTTTGGCTTTCGATAAGAAGAAGGCTGATGCACGCAAGGCGTGGCTCCTTGAGAGTACTGCCAAGGATGCGAATCAGCTCGAAGTTCCCTATGGCGACGTCAAGCAATTAGATATCACCGACTTTGTACACAAAGACTTGGTGAACTTTTCCTTGGCTGACCTCAAACGTTCTATTGCTCATGTCGCGGATGGTCTCAAACCTTCGCAGCGTAAAGTGATGTACTCCTGTTTCCAGAGAAATTTGACTGCAGAGATGAAGGTGGCTCAACTGGCAGCCTATGTTGCAGAGAAGAGTGCCTACCATCACGGTGAGGTGTCTTTGGCGGAGACGATCGTCAAATTGGCCAATGACTATACAGGTTCCAACAACATCAATCTTCTTGAACCCTGTGGTCAGTTCGGCACACGACTCATGGGTGGCAAGGATGCGTCCCAGACGAGGTACATCTTCACGAAGTTGACCAAGGAGGCGAGGAAGTTGTTTGATCCCAGGGATGATGCCATCCTCAATTATTTGGATGATGATGGGCGATCCATCGAACCGGACTTCTACATGCCTACCATGCCCATGGTTCTAGTAAATGGGACGGAAGGTATCGGGACGGGTTTCAGTTGTTATGTCCCACCCTTCAACCCTGACGACATCAAGGAGAACATCAAGAGGATCCTGGGTGGTGAAGAGGTCATACCCATGAAGCCGTGGTTCAGGGGTTTCAGGGGAAAGGTGTTCAAGGATGATGGCGGTCTGTGGATTACAGAGGGTACGTACAGAGACACTGGCTCCAGACTCAAGGTTACGGAACTTCCACCGGGTCGTTGGACCCAAGACTACAAGGAATACTTGGACTCATTGGCGGAAAAGAAGATGATCACGGGCTATACGAACAACAGTACAACCGATGATGTAGACTTTGAAATCTTCGGATACTCAGGGAAAGATATCGTCAAAGATCTCAAGATGCGGAAGACCTTCCATGTTTCAAACATGCACCTATTCCATCCCACCAAGGGTATTCGTAGGTATGGAAGCCCCGAAGAGATTCTTCAAGACTTTGTGGAACTCCGACTCGAACACTACAAGAAACGAAAAGCCCACCTCATCAAGGTTCTCGAAGCTAGGGCTATCATGTGTGACCACAAATCGAAGTTCGTGTCGATGGTTATCGAGGAGGAGTTAATTGTGTTCAAGAGGAAGAAGGTGGAACTCGAGAAGGAGATGTCTTCCATCTTTCCCAAGATTGACGGGAACATGGACTATCTCCTCAATACGAAGACCGTCGAATACACACAGGAGCGTGTAGAGGCTCTCATGAAAGAAGCGTCACAGGCGAAGAGAGAATTGGAAGCAATGTTGAAAACGAGCCACATCGACATGTGGAAGATGGACATTAAAAATATGTAAACCATTAGTAAGATGCCCACCTCCAGTGGTGCCGGTGTATCCCTTAACGCCATAGGCAAACAGGAGTCATACATATATAGCGACAATGTAGATGAGTCTATTTTTAATTACGATTTAAAGAGGCATTCCAACTTTACAAAGTTTCATAGAACTACGATCGTCAACAAGAGTCCCACGTCCCCTACATGGCCCTTCAATGAACGTATCAAGGTAACCTTCAATCCTCAGAATATGGGTGATCTTTTGAGTAACATGTATGTACTCATCAAACTTCCCGGGTTAACAACTGGACAGAATTACGCCGATCAGGTCGGTCGTCATCTCATCAAATCTGTCACGATGCGTGTAGATGAAATCGAAGTTGAAAAAATTTATGACGACTGGATGGTCATACACGATGAGTTATACATCGAAGTTTCAGAAAAGGTTGCGAACCGTTTCAACCTGAATCGTATGTTGGGGTTTGACACGACGACATCGAATGGTGCCTATGCGGCGTTGGATTCTGAAGTGATTATCCCCCTCCCGTTCTTTTTTTCAAGGAAATATTCGAGTGATGAATACCCTACAAATGAACCAAACAGACCTTTCTTCCCATTATGTGCGATTCACAAACAGAAAATAGAGTTCGAGTTTGAGTTTCACACACAAACGTTCTTTACGTCGGCACCAACTACGATCATTCTCGATAATTTCAAAATTGTCACAGAAGAATTTACAATCGACCCGGATGAACGCATCTATTTAAAGAACCAACCATATACGATGATCACGGATGTAGTCAAGAGACATCCGACGTCACAGACCGTTGCGGGAGTCGATAATATACGAACCAATCTCGTCCCCAATAACCGAGTCAAATCACTGCACTGGTTTTTAAGAAATACAGAATTTGAAAACGTAAACATAGCCACCTTTGAACCAGAATTTGACATTTTCAAAATAAAGGTAAGAGGTTGGAACGGTCCTTTCACCTTAAAGAATATTTCATTTTTTACCACCCTGACACAGGGGGGTGTGACTACATTCTCTCGTGTTGGTTTCAGTGAAGAACCCGAGTTAAAAGGTAATAACGAAGCCAAGACCGAAAAGGTTGGAGAGTTTTTTTCAACGGAATACAACATCGTACCATGGGAAACCGACCCAGGGTTAGAGTCAGATGATCCAATAATCATAACAGTAAAGCTACCTACAAACTCCTTTATCGAGAAATTCACGTTTGAGTTTTACACTGAATCATCATCATCGGCATCCGGCGATGATGATGGAAAAAGATTCACGAATATACCAGCTTTCGATATCGTAAAAAATGATGAGTCCCCCCCTCTCGTGGCATCCGAAAAAATTACAAACTTTGTAAGCCTCTCACAAGAAACATTCACACAGTCTTATAGCATCGACCTCGATACATCCGTATTCAGAGTACCTAACGCAAACTTCTCAGACTATTACTACATTCAGAATCGATTCAACTTTTCGACGACACCAGATTTCGACGAAACCTTCACCTTCTTCAATCCAGTCATGAAAAGTGCTAAATTTTTTATTCAGGGAGTTGATTTACCAAATATTTCAAGTACTACAGATTCGTACTACAAATACATGATACCATATCAAAAACGTCTATCTAAACCAGTGAGAAATATCTACACCTATTC